GTGGACTTCCTAAACGGCGTTGCTAGTGCATTGCTGGATGCAGCAAAAAAGATGATTGCGCAGTACATCGCAATTGGCATCGCCAGGATGTTTGCCGGCTTTACTTCCAGCGCTTTAGGAACGTCGTTTCAGCCGAGCACGACCGGTCCATTCCAGGCACCAGGATCCGCCTCTGCGTTCAGCTTCAACCCAGGCGCAATGGTCGGTCGCGCAGTCGGTGGCCCCACCATGGCCGGCCAGCCGTACAAGGTCGGTGAGCGTGGCCCTGAACTGTTCGTGCCGTATCAATCCGGCACCATCATCCCGGCTGAGGCCACCGAGGCGCTGGAGGCACTCAACAATGCCAGTCTGCAGGCGCTGGCAGTGCCGTTCCAGCGTGACGTGACCACCCGTGGCGACAATGACCTGGCGGTGCCGTTTCAGCGCGGCATGGAGGGCCTCACGGTGCCATTCCAGCGCGACACCACCGGCGGCGCTGCTGGTGATCGCGTCGCAAACGGCGCCATCATCGACGTGCGCTTTGAGACTATTCGCGTTGGCGATCTTGATGTGGTCACCCGGGAGGAGGCGCAGCGCATCGGCCGCGAGTCGGCGCAACGTGGTGCTGAGCTCGCGCAGAAACGATTGATCAACAATCCAACAGCGCGCCGCGCAGTGGGGATGAGCTGATGGAAGTCTGCAGTTTCATGCGATTCAAGCGCCGCAATGGCACCTACACCAGCTGGGCGGCGCAGAACTTCTTTATTGATCAGGTGATCACGCATAACGGTCTGCAGTATCCGTATCTGCCGATTGCTGTTGCCACGAACAGCAGCACCAGAGGTGGTGATCGATCGGAGGCCGCCTTGGGTGCCGGCATCTCTGCTCTGAGCATGAATGTCTTCGCTGAAGCTGCTGCTGAGGAGTGGTTGCTGGAGGTGCGATCCGTGAAGGTGAACCGCGCAACGCTGCAACCCGGCCAACTGTTGGTGGTCGAGTATTGGTCGTCGCAGCAGGTGCAGCACAGCACCAACGATGCGTTCGTGACACTGCAGCTGGCCAGCCCCTTGGATGCGGTGAAGGCACCAGGCGGCCGGGTGCTGAATCAGTCGCTGGTGGGTGCGCTGCCAACCAGCGGCACACTGACTCTGCAGTGATCGACTACATCCGCTGGATTGATGCTGGCCTGCCGCATGTGATCGGTGCTGATCCAGATGACGGCATCGGTGTTGACTGTTTGGTGATGGTGCATAAGGTGCGAACTGCTGCTGGGCTATCGATGCCACCACTGGACCCGCAGTGGTTCACGATGGCGGCGGCAGGGCAGTGGGATCAACTTGAGCGCGAGTGGCGCCGCACAATGGAACCATGCCACCTTGAGCCGTGCGCATTGCTGCTCCACCGCCATGCTGCTGGCATGGGGATCGGCATCGTCGTTGACGGTGGTGTGTTGACTGTGAATCATCGCCGTGGTGTGCAGTGGCTGCCGTTCAGCGCTGCGCAACGGGTGATGAGACTGGAGTATTGGAGACCGCGGGATGCTGCCATCTGATCGCTACCTAGCCGAGCTGCTCGGGTTGAGCGATGAGCAGTTTGAGTATTGGCGTGATGAGGTGCGCGATCGTGCCCAGCGTGCGCCGCAGCCGGCGGCGGTGGCGGGTCTTGATCCGGTGAGCATTGCAATTCAGATCGTGATTGCCGTCGGCCTGCAGCTGATCGGCACGCTGTTGACGCCAACTGTCACCCAGGCCAAGCCTGCGCAGCTGAAGGCACGCAACCGCACTGGAGAGTCACAAACGAATCTGCAATCATTCGCCCCGCGGGTTGGCTTTGATGCCGTGCAGGCGGTGGCCAGCATTGGCGAGCCGATACCAGTGGTTTATGCCAATCGTGAGACGATCAACGGCGTGACCTATGGCGGCGTGCGCGTGAATGCAACGCTGTTATGGTCTCAAATCTGGAGCCTTGGCGGGAGCCAGATGCTTCGCGCAGTGTTCATGCTGGCGGAGGGCAGGGTTTCGAGTATTGACAATCAGGGCTTTGCGATTGGCGACAACGCAATCGGCGTGTATGACCTAGGCAGCAGCCAGGCAAACGAGATCGGCAGCCGCATCACGATTTACTACCGCGACAATGGCGGGCGGATTGGTAGTAACAATCGAATTGTTGGCCGCACTGCTACTGCTGATGCAGGCAATGCAATCAATGCCGGCGCTGGCGATGTGTTTCAGGTGCAGTCGGTTGATAACAACTGGGCGCCTGATTTTTGCTCAGCAGTGAAGCCCGCAACGTCGACAACATTCGGCGTGTATAGCCCGATTGGCAACAACCTTGGATTCAAGCTGAATCCTACGGTGCGGCCTGGTGTGACTGCCAGCCTCAAGCCAAAGGGGGACGATGGTGACGCCGAGGTGGTGTGCGATCTGGATGATACAACTCAAGTGCAGCGTGCCAAGTTTCGCGCCTTCTTCTCAACGCGATCTGGTATCACTAGCGGATCGTTCGGTGCCGTTAATGATGTTGTCACGTACAAGCTGCTACCAGGTAGCGACTTTGAGACCATTTTCCAATCAGTGGTCGAAGAAGGCGACACCTGGACAGTAGACCACGAGCTGCGCAACCTTGAAGATGTATATCAGGAGCCGGCCTACAATCAGGTGATTCCTGGCGTGAGCACTGCTATCACCCAGGCAGCATTGGAGGGCGCTGTTACGGTTGGTAGCCCGACCGTGAACACTACAGCCAAGACGGTAACGGCTGATGCAACGATCAACGTAGACACTATCGCCAATCTGTACGCCAATTCTGCCGTTGGACGGTATGAGATCAAGTATTGGATCATTGCTCGCAATACTGCGCGAGACATCGATCTTCAGCTCAAGTTTGTCGCCATCGTGAGGGTGCGCAACAGCCGCACGTTTATCCGCAACAACAGCAGCGATTTGATCTCTGTTGATTTTATCAACGAGACTGCATCGGTCAGCATCGGCACCGGCATCAACGAGAGTACGTTAACGACGCGGGTTGATGTTGAACTGCAGGTTGCAGATGGCTCTGGCCCTGTGCAGACGCTGACCAGTCCCAACCGTCTGCGCGCCTCGATGGCGTTTGACTATTCCGAATCTGATTTGTATAGCGAGTCTGCAGACGATGCTGCTGCGTCAGTAGCTGCGCGGCAACAGGCGTGGGATGACGCAATTGCCGTGGGGGAGCTTTACAAGATCGGTTCAGCACTGGCAGTATGCACCGGCCGCACGCCATCGGATGCGGTGTTCCGCAGCGACGCAGAGCTTGAGGCAGCAGGCAGCGGCCAGGGGATTGAGGCTACGTTCAGGATCGTGCGACCTGGTGCGGCTGCAACGGTCACGGAGGCCATACTGAATCAAAACGGTCTGACGGAAACACCGACCCGGCAGACGGCCACTAACGGGCCGCATATCATGCGTGTTGCGGTGGCCACTGGCGCCACCACACGCGAATGCCGAATCGTTGAGCTGGGGATTCGCTCAACGCTGGGCATTCGGTTGAATGGCATCCTGCGGTTCCGTGGTGCGTTGTCGTTTGCCGATGCCGATGGCAGGGCATGCCTGAACCGCGAAGGTGACACGATTCGCCGCGGCAACACGCTCAAGGTTGACAACTATCAGAGCGGGCAGCTGATTGGCGTTAGTGAACGCTACTCGTTTGTGCGTGTGCTGTACCGCAAACAGTCGGAGTCAGCTTTTACACCATTGGATCAGGTGTTTGGATTTGTTGGCGTTGACCAGCAGGCATCTTTCAATTATCTGCGGCTGCAGTTTCCAACGCTTGACTCATGGGAATGGATTGTTGAACCACTCACTGGATGGGAGGTGCGGAACCTTGTGACTGCAAGCACGTTGTATGTGATTGACAGTCGCATGAGCACGGTGCAATCGGTAACGTCTACAGCTGGCGGGCGCACGGTGCGCGCTACATTCAACGGTCGCACAATCAGCCGCAATGAACAGGCGTTCAGGTTGCGGCAAACCAGGCGATCCAATATGGGTCTGCCGCATGCTGACAGTAACAACAACTATGCCGATGCATGGGGCAAGCTGGCTGAGTTTTTCATCTATGACGAGATTCAAGCCAGCACAGATTCACCTGAGCATGAGATCGTCTACGTTAATGAGATTGTGCAGAACGCCACCGCGCCGCAGTACAGCGGGATTGCGCTGCTGGGCGTGAATGCCACGTCAGCGTATGAGTGGCGGCAGTTCAGCCAGCTGTCAGCGTACGTGACTGGCGGCACTGAGGTGCGGCGACTGTTGAACAATCTCGCAACCGGCCCATCACATCTGCTGCCTGATCTGGCATTGGATCGACTAACCAACGCGAAGTATGGGCCTGGCAGCATCAGTGATGATCTGATCAACCTTGTCAACTTTGCATCAGCAGCGCAGTGGTGCCAGGACCGGAAATACTTCTTTGATGGTGGCGTAATCATCAGCCAGGAAGCACCCCGCCAATGGATCGCCGACACAGCTGGCGCGATGCTGATGGACTTTCGAGAGGTGAATGGCCGCTACGACCTAGTGCCGTTCATCACGTTTGACGCCGTGACGCATCGTGCGCTGTTCACTGCCGGGAACATTGAGGATGGAAGCTTCCAGTTTGAGTCAACCCCGCCAGAGCAACGGCAGGCGGCGCGGATCAGCGTGAAGTGGCGGCAGGAACGCAGCAGCACCAACCCTGCCAATCCTGGCCTGTTCCCGCTTGAGCGTGAGGTGCTGGTGCGCGAGGCGGCGCCGTACGGCAGCGATGCGCTACCGATGGAGGCAATCGACCTGAGCGACTTTTGCACCAATGAGAACCATGCGATTGATGTTGCCAAGTTCACGCTGCGGATGCGTCGGCTGCGGGATCACACGATCAGGTTCCGCACCACCTACGACGGCCTTGAGGGCATTAGCACCGGCGTGGGGCCTGGCGATCTGATCCGCGTGGCGATGGACACCACGGTCTACGACCAGTTCAACAATGGCGTAGTGCTGGGCGATGGCACTGTGGTGAGCACGACGACGCTGGCGGATGGCACTTACAACGTGATCAGCTGGGGCGGCAGCGGCAACGTGAACGATGCAGCCACCTTGTCAATCAGTGGCGGCATCGGATCACCAGCTGGCATCGTGTTCACGGTGAAGCAGGTATCAACGCAGGTGCGCACGTACCAGATCAGCCGGATCACGCCATCCGATCAGGGCGCCTACCAGATCGAGGCGGTGCACATGCCAACCAATGCCCAGGGCATCCTGCTGGTGGCTGCAGACTGGGATGAAGCCAGCGCATGGGTGATTGAACGATGACGGTGCAGTTCCCGGCAATTCAGCCCACTGCGCATGAGTTCGGCGAGGGCAGTTGGCCGGTTACTGAATCACGATCACAGAGCGGCGTGCGGAGCGTGAGGCTGTGGGGCGACAAGCCATCTGATGCGCCGTTGACGCTGACGTTTGACAACATCACGCAGGCCGCCTACCAGCAGATCAAGGACGCGCACAGCGCCGCCCGCGGGCCGATGGATGACGTGACGTTCCCGGCAATTGTTGGTAAGGGGTTGACGGATGCGCAGCTGCTGACGCCCGGCGGCGGGCTGCGGTGGTACTGGGCAGCACCGCCAGAGGGCAGTCGTGTGCAGGGCGGGAAGCGAATCAGCTGCCGCTGCACATTCAGGGCAGAGCTTAGGCTGTGAGGAACGGTCGAGCATCCGATGACGGTTCCGAATAGCACGCACGGCGAGATCCGATTCCGGGGCCAGAAGGTTGCCAAGGTGGTGAACATCACCATGGAAACACAGCGGGCAACGCTGGATACCACCGGCATCGGTGACATGGATGATGAGTTCGCATACGGCAAGCGCACCACGAGCGGTTCGGCAGTGGTGCGATATCGCATCGACGATCAGCCGACCGTGGATCTGATGAATCGAATCTTTGATGATGGCGAACAGCTGGATGACCTGGAGATGGTCATCCACAAGGGCAGTAGCAGGAAGCTGTCCGGTCCGGTGCTGATCAACAGCCAGGGTATCGGCCAGAGCTTGGGAGAGAGCGTGTCGGTGAATATCAGCTTTGTGATCAGCGGCAAACCCAGCCGTGCGTTCTGATGGCTGTCGAGGGCCGCAAGGGCATTGTCGAGCTGAGCAGGGAGTGGCCGGCGCCGACAGCGCTTGATGATGCCAGGCTGCAGCGTGGTGCGTCACCATCACTGGACCTGTCAGATCAGGCATTCCAGTCGGGTGATGAGGTGCTGCTGCTGAGTCTGCGCGGCGTGCCGCTAGGTGTTGGCCTCAATGGTGCGGCGCCATGCCCAGACGGTCATGCGTTCTGGCCTGGCGGTGATGCAGCTGTGGGCCCCGCGCTGGCGGCGCGCAGTGCAGGCGGTGGATTCTGGAGTGCAGACCCTACGCAGCCATTCTGGGAGTCAGCCGCCACGGTTGGACTGCAGCAGTTCACCAC